GAAAGGTGGTTTGGTAAAGGGCTAGAAGAAGAATGCCCCGGTCAAAACCACGGTCCATGTCGGTGAATATGTCATGCGCCCGGAAGCCGTTAATATGTATGGCTTGGGCTTGTTGAATGCTATTAACGAGCAGCGTATTCCGAAACGCCGGTTCACCGGCTTGCTGGGTGATTAAGCATGGACCCGAAGATTTCTGACTTGGTTTCCGATATCACGCAGCAGATGCAAGACTCGGAAGTTGACGCTGGCATGGATGCCGATCTTCCTGATGAGATCGATATTCAGGCTATTGTTACTGGCGAGATCGAAGATGCGGTTGATTATATCGACAGCACCATTTCGCCATTGCGCGCCGTTGCTACTGAGTACTACCGTGGGATGCCATTCGGGAACGAGGAAGATGGTCGTTCTCAGGTGGTTAGCCGCGATGTGCGTGACACGGTGCAAGCTATCTTGCCGAGCCTGATGCGTGTGTTTTTCGGTAGTCAGAAAATTGTCGAGTTCGCCCCGAATGGCCCTGAAGATGTGGCGATGGCGGAGCAGGCTACGGACTACATCAATTATGTGCTGACCCGTGATAATCCGGGCTTTGAGATTTTCTATTCCGCCTTCAAGGATGCCTTGGTTTGTAAGACCGGGATTATCAAGTTCTATTGGGACAATCAGACCGAAATCCAGACTGTGGATATGAGTGGTTTGGATGATACGGGTTTGGCGGTTCTGAACTCTGATCCGAACTGCGAAGTTCAGGTGACGGTGGCTTACCCGGGTGATGTTGATCCGACTACGGGGATGCCTGGCCCAAACATGTATGATGTGCGTGTTGTTCGTCGCTGGGACAAGGGCCGCTTGAAGATTGCGGCGGTTCCGCCGGAAGAGTTGCTGGTGGCGCGGGCTGCTATTAGCTTGGATGATTCTTCCATTGTCGCGCATCGCCGCATTTTGACGGTAAGCGAACTGGTGGCGATGGGGTACGATAAGGACGAGATTGAGCCTTACGCCAATGAGGTGGACGAACTAGAGGACAATGAAGAGCGGTTTATTCGTAACCCGCAAGCCACCATTGATATGGCTAATCGGTCTGATGTCGCGGCGAAAAAGGTTCTGTATGTCGAGTCTTATGTGAAGATCGACATGGATGGCGACGGCATTGCGGAACTCCGCCGCGTTTGCACGATTGGCCAGGGGTATGAGGTGGTGCGGAACGAACCGGCGGACATGATCCCGTTTGCGGTGTTCTGCCCGGACCCGGAGCCTCACACGTTCTTCGGTTTGTCTGTTGCTGATCAGGTGATGGATATTCAGCTTATCAAATCCAACATTCAGCGGAATATGCTGGATAGTCTGGCGCTGGCCATTCATCCGCGTGTGGGTGTGGTTGAAGGCCAGGTGAATGTTGACGATGTGCTGAATACGGAAGTTGGTGGTGTAATCCGTATGCGGGCGCCGGGGATGGTTCAGCCGTTCTCTATGCCATTCGTGGGGCAGCAGGCTTTCCCGATGCTGGATTACATGGATGGCATGAAGGAAAGCCGCACTGGCATTACCAAGGCGGCGGCTGGCTTGGCGGCGGATAGCCTGCAATCATCTACCCGCGCAGCGGTGGCGGCTACGGTATCAGCGGCCCAGCAGCGAATTGAGTTGATTGCCCGCATCTTTGCTGAAGGCGGTATGAAGCGGCTGTTTACGGGCTTGTTGAAGTTGGCGGTCCAGAACCAGCAGGCCGAGCGCATGATCCGCTTGCGTGGTCAGTTTGTGCCGGTTGATCCCCGTAGTTGGGATGCGAATATGGATGTTGTGGTGAATATCGCCTTGGGTGGTGGCACCGAACAGGACAAGATACAGGTTCTTACTAACATCTTGCAGAAGCAGGAGCAGATAGTGCAACTGGCGGGGAGGAATAATCCGCTGGTTACGCTGGCGCAGTATCGCAATACTCTGGCGCAGATTGTGTCGCTGGCGGGCTACAAGGACGCCAGCCAGTTCTTCAATGATCCGGCGCAGATGCCACCGATGCCTCCGCAACCTCCGAAGCCTTCGCCGGAAGAAATGCTGGCCCAGGCGCAGATGGCGGCGATCCAGGCTGACATTCAAAAGAAGGCGGCTGAACTAGAGTTGCGCCGTGAAGAAATGGTCCGTAAGGACGACTTAGAGCGTGACCAGATGGAAGCTGATTTGGTGTTGAAGATTGCCGAGATGCGGGCGAAGTATGGCGCCCAGGTGGATGTGGCGGCGATCCGGGCTGACATGGAGCGGGATCGTGAGATGATGCGCCAGGTTCAGCAGGCGCAGCGCCAGCAGATGATGAACCCGCCCCAGGTGATGGGTGCTAATATGGCGCCGGGTGGAATGGGAGGCCCGTTTGGTTGATTTCGCAACTCAGATAGCGGCGGGGAACGACGCTCTTAGGCTGATGAATGATCCGACGCTGAAGGCGGCGGTGGCATTGGTTGAAGAGCAGTTGTTTGATGAGTGGAAAACCGCCAAGTTTGAGGCTGACCAGAAATACATCCACGCGACTATGCGGGGGATGCACGAGTTCTTGCGGGCACTTCAAGCCGTTATTGATAATGGCAAAGTGGCTGCTTCCATCGCCGAGAGGCGTTTTGAGAGAGGATAATTTTTGATGTCTGAATCATCCGGCACCCCCGCCCAAGGCGGGATCGGAATCCACCAGGCACAAGATGCCATAGCCGATATTCTGGCCGCTGATGACAGCGATACCCAGGTCGGTGAGGCGCAGCAGCCCGAAGCGCAAGCCCAGGGCGCCGAGACGGAGGCACCAGTAGCGCAAGCTGCTGCTGAAGCCGTTGAGGAAACCGCTGAAGATGATGACCAGACACAGGTCGAAGAGCAGCCTCGTGAAAGGCTTCCGCAAGCCGTCAAAGTAAAGGTGGCGGGCGAAGAAGTTGAGGTGACGCTGGACGAACTGGCGCGCGGGTATTCAAGGACGGCGGACTATAGCCGAAAGACCCAGCAACTCGCGGAAGAGCGCAAGGCGTTCCAAGCGGAAGCTGAAGCCATTCGGCAAGAGCGGGCGCAGTACGCCACTCTTCTAGGGGCACTACAGCAGCAGTTGCAGAATGTCGCTCAGGTTGAAGCAGAGCCGGATTGGGATCGTCTTTATGAAGAAGACCCCCAGAACGCCATTCGCTTGGAGCGGCAGTGGAAGAAGGTGCAGGAAGACCGTGTGGCGAAGTTTCAGGCTATTGAAGCCGAGAAGCAGCGCCTTACGCAGGCTTTCCAGCAGCAGCAAACCGAGCAACTGAAGGCGACGCTAACATCTGAGGCGCAGAAGCTACAAGAGATCATTCCAGCTTGGAAGGATGCGAAGGTAGCGCAGGGCGAAAAGAAGATGTTGCGCGATTGGTTGATGGAGAATGGTGCGTCTGAGCAAGACATTAATGGTCTTACAAAGGCGCAACACGTTGCCATCCTCCGCAAAGCCATGCTGTATGATCGTGGTCAGCAGAAAGCGCAGGCTGCGGTCAAACCACAGGTTTCCGCGACAAGGCCGGTGAAGCCCGGCCCCGTGCAATCTGTACCCCAAAGGAATGTGACGGACCTAACCCGTGCAAAGCAGCGTCTCGCTAAAACCGGGACTGTCAACGATGCCGCTAGTGGGCATCCGTGAAGACCTGGCGAATGTGATCTACAACATCTCGCCGGAAGAAACCCCGTTCCAGTCTAACACTGCCCGCGTGAACGTGAAGAACACGTTCTTCGAGTGGCAGACGGACGCGCTGGCGGCGGCTTCCACCACCAATGCGGCGCTGGAAGGTGATGACATCACCTCTTTCGCCGCTGTCACGCCAACGTCTCGCCTGGGTAACTACACGCAGATCAGCCGTAAGACGGTTGTGATCTCCGGCACCCTGGAAAGCGTGGACAAGGCTGGCCGTCGTTCTGAACTTGCCTATCAGATGGCGAAGAACGGCGCCGAACTGAAGCGCGACATGGAAGCCACTCTGTTGGCGTCCAAGGCCGCGAATGCTGGTGACAACACCACGGCGCGTCAGACGGCTGGCTTGCCTGCCTTCCTTCGCACCAACACCAACAAGGGCGCTGGCGGTTCTGATCCGACGATTTCCAATGGTGTGGTGAACGCCACTCGCGTTGACGGTACGCAGCGTACCTTCACGGAAACCATTCTGAAGGACGTTATTGCCCAGGTTTGGACCGAAGGCGGTACGCCGAAGATTCTGATGGTCGGCCCGTTCAACAAGCAGACCGTCAGCGGCTTCGCTGGCATTGCCGAAATCCGCTACAACCAAGCCACTCCGAAGCCGACTGTGATCATTGGCGCCGCCGATGTTTATGTGTCTGACTTTGGCGCGGTGTCTGTGGTGCCGAACCGCTTCCAGCGTGAGCGCGATGCTTTCGTGCTTGACCCGGAATACGCGGCTACGGCGATCCTCCGCCCGATCCAGACGATGGACCTGGCGAAGACCGGCGATGCGGAAAAGCGCATGATGCTTTGCGAATACGGCTTGATGGTCCGCCAGGAAGCCGCGCATGGTATTGCTGCTGACCTGACGACTTCGTAACAGCAACGGGGCTGGCGGGTGACTGCCAGCCCCACCTTAAAGGTGGCTTATGGCTGACAAGGTTTTCAATATTGATCCGGTGAGTGGGATTACTTCTTACTGGCATTATGACGAAGGCACAGATACGGCGCTGATTGAGAAGCGCCAGGATGTGTCTGGTATTATTGAAGCCAATAAGGCGCAGTTTAATGAAGATCACGGGCGCTATGGCGAATGGAACAAGGTGGCTTCCATCCCCATGGCGGTCTTTTATGATTTGAAGATGAAGGGCATCGTGGATGACCCGGTAGCCATGAAGAAGTGGCTGAATGATCCTTCGAATAGGTTCTTCCGTACCAGGCCGGGACGCGTTTGATGCCCGCCATTGTTTCTGTCTGTGTCCCCTGCCGCGATGTGGTGGATAGTGGGTTTGCCTTTGACCTAGCCCGGTGCGTTGCGGCCCATACGGCGGCAACCAAGGACCGGGTGCTACTGTTCCAGAACCAAGGGACGCTGATTGTAAACCAGCGGCAGGAATTGGCCCAGGCTTCCTTGGATGCTGGCGCCACCCATGTCCTGTTTGTTGATGCCGATATGCGGTTCCCCAAGGACAGCATCCGGCAGCTATTGGCGCGGGATGAGGATATTGTTGCTGCTAATTACAGTACGCGCAAATTACCTCTCCAGCCGGTGGCTTTCCGTGACGATCTGACCAGCGAGCGGGTTTATACGGAAGAGTGGTGTACTGGGCTGGAAGAGGTATCCGCCATTGGTATGGGGCTGATGCTGATTAAGGCTGAAGTTTTCCGCAAGATGGCGAAGCCTTGGTTTCACATACACTACCAAAATGGTGTATATAGCGGCGAGGACATCTGGTTCTGCCGGTCAGCCAGGGAAACAGGGTTTAAGGTGATGTTGGACCACGATATTAGCCATCATGTGCGCCATATCGGGGCTTTCGAGTTTTCCTGCGCCCATGCGGCTGCTTCTAGGGGTGAATGAATATGGCGATTACCAGCTATTCCACCCTGCAAACCTCTATAGGCGATTGGCTTAACCGGGCTGATTTGACGGCGGTTATCCCTGATTTCATCACTTTGGCGGAGGCCCAGTTCAACCGGAACATCCGCCACAGGAAGATGGTGGAGCGGGCTACGGCTACGTTGGATAGCGAGTATAGCGCGGTTCCGGGCGATTGGCTGGAAAGCATCCGTTTTCAGATTAACACCAATCCCATCACGGTGATGGAGTTCGTTTCCCCAGATCAGGCGGCGATGCTGAAGGGGGCTAACAGCGCGAGCGGCAAGCCGATCTATTACACGCAGATTGGCCAGCAGTTTCAGGTGATCCCGGCGCCGGATAGCGGGTCTGCCTATACGGGGGAGTTGACCTATTACGCCAAGATTCCGGCTTTGACGGTATCCAATACGAGTAATTGGCTTCTGGTGGAGGCGCCAGACTTGTACCTTTATGGCTCGCTTTTGCAGGCGGCGCCCTATTTACAGGACGATCAGCGCATCACGGTATGGGGCGCTTTATATGATCGTGCAGTGAGCGATTTAAAGGTTTCGGATGAGCGAAGCCGTATGTCCACCTCTGCCCTTCGGATGCGAGCAAGGAGTTTCGGCTAATGACCACTAACGCCTTCACCAATTATCTTGAAAACAAGATAATGGCTTATGTGTTCTCTGGGACGGCTTATTCTTCGCCGTCTGGGAGCCTTTATGTTGGGCTGTTCACCGCTGCCCCTGGCGAGGGTGGTGGCGGTACGGAAGTTTCCGGCAATGGTTACACCCGCAAGCAGGCGACGATGACCACCAGCGGTAACGCCAGCACCAATAGCGGGGCTATTGAGTTCGATACTGCAACGGGTTCCTGGGGCACAATTACCTATGTTGGTATTTTTGATGCTTCCACATCTGGGAACCTGTTGGCTTACGGGGAACTGACCACCAGCAAGACCATTGGCACGGGCGACGTTTTCCGCATTCCGGCTGGCGATCTCGACATTACCCTGGAGTAATCTAAGTGGCTGGTTATGGCAGCGGCTTATATGGGCGAGGTAATTACGGCATAGACCCCAAAGAGGGGGCGTCTGTAATTGACGCCATTGCTGCCTTAACGGCTGCTGGAACCGGCACTTTTAACGGCGCCACCAGCATAGAGGGTGTTGCGTCTGTAACCCCTTCTGGCGCCATTGTTTATTTGGGCGCGGTCCAGATAGATGCGGTTGGCGAGGTCACGGGTGATGGCGTTATCTACCGTCAATCCGGTGTAAACATTGAGGCTTCGGGCGATCTGACGGCTTCAGGGGAAGCGGTCTATGTATCTGGGGTGGCGATGACTGCCACCTCTAACTTGGACGCTACCGCCCTGGCTATTCGTAATTTTTCGGTCCAAATTGGGGCGTCTAGCGAGTTTGTGGCTTCGGCCATTCTGAAGTGGGAGCAAATCCCAGATGGCACGAAAACATGGACGCCGTTGGTTGATTCCTCTACAATATGGACGCAAATCTAAGTGTCCCAGCACAGGCGAGGGTTTCTAAATGGCTGATACGACAACCACCAATTTAGGGCTTACTAAGCCAGAGGTTGGCGCGTCTGCTGATACCTGGGGCACCAAGTTAAACAACGACTTGGATTCTATTGATGCGCTGTTTGCCGGGGCTAGTGGCGGCGCCTTGGTGGTGGCTAGTGGGGGCACTGGCGCCAAGACGCTATCGGGTATTGTTAAGGGGAATGGCACTTCGGCTTTTACAGCGGCAACGGCTGGGACGGACTATCTGGCGCCCCCGAGTGGTACGGCTATCTTGAAGGCTAATTCCGGTGGGGCTTTGGCGAATGCTACGGCGGGGACGGATTACCTGGCGCCGCCAAGCGGTACGGCTATTCTGAAGGCTAACTCCGGTGGCGCCTTAGCTAACGCCACTGCTGGTACGGATTATGTCGCGCCAGGTACGGCTACCACGTTTACGGCGGCGCAGACGTTCAATGGTTCTTCTAGCGTGTTGGCGGCGGTGCTGGCTAACGCGGCGGAGACAGCTACGGTATCTGCTACGGCTGCTACTGGCACCATTAACTATGATGTCACCACGCAAAGCGTGATTTACTATACGTCCAATGCTTCGGCTAACTGGACGGTGAACTTCCGCGCTTCCTCTGGCACTTCGCTAAATACGGCGATGTCAACCGGCCAGGCGATCACGGTGGCTTTCTTGGTGACGCAGGGTAGCACGGCTTATTACAACAACGTGGTGCAAGTGGATGGTTCTTCGGTTACGCCGAAGTACCAAGGTGGCACGGCATGGGCTGCTGGCAATGCCTCTGGTATTGATGTCTATACTTACACCATCATTAAGACCGGCAGCGCCGCGTTCACGGTGTTTGCTTCTCAGACGCAGTTTAAGTGAGGTAGTTTAATGCCAACCGTAATTACCCAAGGCGCCGCATCTGCAAAGGGCTACGGTTTTGGTGCGCGGGCAACCGCCGCCAACTACATCGAAGATGTGTTCTCGACGTATCTTTATACGGGGACAGGCGGGTCACAAACCATCACGAACGGCATTGATCTTTCTACAAAAGGTGGGATGGTTTGGATTAAAAGCCGCTCTGATGCTACTAATAATTTTCTTTTTGATACTGCACGCGGATCACAAAAGGAAATCAATAGCAACACCACTGACGCAGAAGTTTCGCTTCCTTACAGTCTTGGTCCTTTCAATACAAATGGGTTTACCATAGGAAATGCAACTGGAATTGGCGTTGGTGCCGCAACATACGCCTCCTGGACCTTCCGCAAGCAGGCGAAGTTTTTTGATGTTGTGACTTATACGGGGAATGGTGTATCTGGCCGCACAATAAGTCACAATTTAGGATCAGCCCCAGGTTGCATAATTATTAAATCCACTTCAACAGCCGGAGAATACTGGGCCGTTTATCATAGGTCTATAGGTGCAACAAAATACTTGTGGCTACAGGATACTATTGCCGCTTCAACATCTTCAACGTATTGGAATGATACCTCACCGACATCCTCAGTTTTTAGTGTTGGCAATGATGGTTCGGTTAATGGTAACGGTAAAACCTACGTCGCCTATCTCTTTGCCCATGATGCAGGCGGCTTTGGCGCCACTGGCACGGACAATGTGATTAGCTGTGGGTCGTTTACGAGTAGTGGAAGCGACATAGCCACTATCGATCTTGGGTATGAGCCGCAACTTGTTATTATGAAAGCATCCAGCACAACAGGTCACTGGTGGATGGCTGACAATATGAGGGGCTTTACTGTTAGCGGCGAGCAATATTTATTGGCAAATAGCTCCGGTGCTGAAGCATCTGGGACAAACATTCGTTTGACAAATACTGGCTTTTATCAAAATTCGACAACTGGTTCAGCCACCACCTACATTTACATCGCCATCCGCCGTGGCCCGATGAAGACGCCGACTACGGGGACGAGTGTGTTCAGTCCGATTGCGTCAAGTGCGGCTACTGGCACGAAGCTGACCACTAATTTCCCGGTTGATTTTTTGCTTACTAAGTATCGTTCGGGAGCAGCCAATAATGCTGTTGTTGATCGTCTTAGGGGAGTAAGCACTAACGCAACTGAAAAAGGTTCTGTTATATACACCAATTCAACGGCAGCAGAATCTGGGACTGCGGGGGAATCTTTATTTTGGGACAACACCGGATTTCAGGTGCCTTCAAATTGGGGCGGGCCTTCAAATGTGTATGAAGCTTTCCGTCGCGCCCCCGGCTTCTTTGATGTGGCGTGCTATACGGGGGACGGTGTTGCAGGGCGTACAATCACGCATAATTTAGGTTCTGCGCCTGAATTAATGATTATTAAGTCCCGAAATAATAGCGCAAATTGGGCAGTTTATCACGGCGAACCAACTAAATACATGTTCCTTAATTCCACAAATGCCACGACTGTAAGTTCAGGCTATTGGAATGATACTGCGCCGACAGCATCTGTGTTTACAGTAGGGGGTGTAGGTGCAGTAAATGTTAGCGCCGCGTACACCTATGTCGCCTATCTATTCGCCACAGTCGCAGGCGTATCCAAGGTCGGCTCCTACACAGGCACAGGCACAACAAATCAGATCAATTGCGGCTTTACTGGCGGCGCGAGGTTCGTCCTAATCAAGCGCACCGACAGCACAGGCGATTGGTATGTGTGGGACAGCGCGCGTGGGATTGTGGCAGGTAATGACAGCTATTTGCTTTTGAACTCAACGGCTGCTGAAGTGACGAATACAGATTATGTGGATACGTATTCGGCAGGCTTTGAGATAAGTTCGACCGCCCCTGCTGCCATTAATGCTAACGGCGGTTCGTTCATATTTTTTGCGGTGGCCTGAGATGACTCGCGATAAATTCCGCCAAGGATACACCAGAAGCAAAGCAGACGCTAAAAGGCGTGGCATTGAATTCCTATTTACTTTCGAAGAATGGCGCGAATGGTGGATTGCAACCGGCAAATGGGAACTTCGCGGGCGTAAAGCAGGCTGCTATCAGATGTGTAGAAAGGAAGACCAAGGGCCGTACGCTTTGTGG